GAAACTAAGAGATATAATAAAACTTGTAGGAGAGACTGTAAATATCGAACACGGAATAAACCGTTTGCAATCACTTAGAAGAATATTCAACAGTGATGTAAATGTAGAGTCATCTGCAAACACATTATTAGATAAATTAAGAATATTCAACAGCAATGTCAATGTAGATTCATCAACAACACAACTAAGAACGTTAAGAAGAATCTTAACAAGCGGTGTAAACATAGTAAGAAATTATACATCATTACAAACACTTGTAAGAACATTTGATGAGGATGTAAATGTACAGTCATTTAGAGAAAGAGTAAGACAGATAATAAAAACTATCAGTCATAACGTAAATATTGTTGGCAGCCCATTAGGTGATAAAGTATTCCAAACAATATTCCAGAACAACGTGTTCCAGAGTGGATTGGTAGAGGTATTTGCTGTTCATGGATTGGTAAGATGGAGTAACACCAATATCAATATCGACAGGGATTATTTCACCAAACAGACAATCTTAAAATTACTAAATGAGGATATGTACGTTCAATCATTCAGAGAATATGCCAAGGAAATACTAAAGATGGTTAACAGTACAGTCAATGTTGCACATAATTACCTAAGTACATTGTCATTAAAGAGATACTTGTCAACACAGATCAATGTAAACCATGATACCAATACACTTGAAACAATAAGAAGAGTATTTGATTCAACTGTCAATATTCCATACAATTATGTCACAAAAATGTCATTGATTAAGACGGTTAACAGTGATGTAAACATACAATCATTCAGACAGAAAGTTAGGGAGATATTGAAACTTGTAAGCCATGATGTAAATGTACTGTCAAACGTAGTGTATCAATCAGTATTGACCAGAACATTGACAACAGCAATGAACATATCATCATCCGTATGGAATAAACAGTCAATTTTGAGAATGTTGAATGAGGTAGAAAACATACAGTCATTCAGGCAAAGAGTAAGGGAATTACTCAAGATATTCTCAAGTTCTGTTAACATTGAATCATCATTCTATCAGACCAAACATATGTACCGTGTGGTTTCCAGTATTGTGAACATTCAGTCATTCAGACAAAAACTAAGAGTTCTTACACAGATAATCAACGAGACATCACATATCACAAGTTCATCACACAGATTCCTAGGATTTATCAAAATACACGCAGAATCCATCAATGTTAATACCGTAACATCAAGAATACGTTCAATGGTCAAATCAGTTAGCAATGCAGTATATGTAGGAAGCACTGACTTGTGGTTATTCGTTGTAACTGAGTTCCAAAGTGGAGGACTTGGTGTCACTGACAATACAGTCAGACTCAAAGATGACGAAGAAACAGGAGCAATAGATTGATAATCCTTTTATACAATGAGGTTAAATATTAATCATGTCCATGAATTTGACAGGTAGATTAATTGAATTTAACATAAAAAGCGGTTCTACATCTACCTTGATCTTAAATGTAACTGATTCAAGTGGAAACACAAAGAATATGAGCAGTACTGTAACATATGCTACAGCAAAATGGAAGGTTTGGAAACCTGACGGTACTCTAATAATTAACGGAGATGCAACATTTGCTGACAGAGTAACAGGAAGAATATCATATGCTCTCACAAGTAGTGACACAGCACTAGCAAATGCAGGTGTATGGGAAGGAGAAGTGGAGTTTCTTAATTCAAGTGGTAATATATCTGATCAATCGGAAACTTTTAATTTTACTATTGAGGAAAGTTACTAATGACAGACATTGTTATGATTCCAAGTGGTTCATGTGAAATCTGTGAACATAGTGCTTCCAAACATGAGGGTGCTCAGTGTTCAGTAGATGGTTGTGATTGCACAAACCGTGCATAGATTTATATATCGCTACCGTTAACAAAACCCATGCTTAAGATAGACGACATTAACGAAGAAGTTTATTTCCAGTTTAGAAGAGCACAAATGGAAGCCATGCATACTGAAAGGCTTGGAACAATCCATGTAAGTGATATTATAAAACCATGTATGAGAAATGTGATTTACAAGAAAACAATGCCTAATACAGGAATGAGTACGGAAGATACAAAATCACTGTACTTTGGTCAGGTAGTTCACTCCAATTCTCAAGTTGCTAAAAATCCCAAATATCATGAAATGTTCTTTGCATATGATTATGTAAGGGATGAAGCATTATCATATGAGGAAGCAACAGCTATTCCTGTTGACGATCCTAGACATCTTGACATTATCTATGGTAGTGCAGATGACGTATTAAAGATTGGTAACAAGTGGGTTATCTGTGACAAGAAAACTACTGGAAGTATTGATTATTTCCAAAGAGCAAACAGTACTGCTTCTGAATCCCATAAGGATCAGATCAATCGCTACCGTGTACTTCTTAAGAAATGCTATGATATTGATGCTGAATTTGGCTGTGTCATTTACATCAGTAACAGAATTGAAAAGGACAAGAGGGATAAACCAGCAATTATTTCATTCAAACTAAAACCAGTAGAAGAAACACTTCAAGACATGATTGAAAAATCACAAATAATCAAGGATGCTTTGACCAACAATGTACTTCCTGAGAGAACAAAATGCTACCTCTGTGATGGTATGTGTAATTTTGCAAGTGTATGTTTTACAGATGAAAGGACAAACTTTTTAAATGACGATTAATTAATTGTCATATAATGGATGAAAAGGACAATATTTTCACTATAAAGCCTATTGGAAACAAAGTAGACGTTGTAGAAGATAAACGTAAAACAATATCTCCACACAATTCTGCAAAACATTTCAAGGATGCAAACTTACCAGCATTGTGTAATCAATGTGCATATCGTAGTGTAGAAGCAGGGGGAAATGGCAAATGTCCAAAATATGAAGAAGATGCAGTATGTACTATCAGAAAAGACTTTGTTGCTTTTATTAATCAGATGGATACAAGAAATCCAGAAGACCTTAAAGAAATGATAGATATGGTTGCCAAACTTACATTTGAAAATGTCCTTATGGCATTGACACAGGCAAAATTCAACGAGAATATACCTGATAGAAATACAAAGAGTGAGATCAATACATTATTAAATATCGTTAAAACAATGAACGATCTTAACAGTAAGATTACTGTAACTGAGAAAAAAGAGTTCACAAAAGAGGGAGATGTAGCCAATATCTTCAGACAGATAAAGGCTTCAAAGTCAGATGGTTAGACCTACAGATGATGAATTACGTGATCGTAAGGACTTCATTCAAACCATAGCAGAGTGTGCCAAAAAACCAAGCCTATTCAGTAAAATTTTCCTGAACCATGAATTATTTGATTACAACATAAAATATGTAGATTGTCAAGACAGATTCATAGTTTATCGTTCAGGAAGACAGGTCGGTAAAACAATGTCTACTGCTGTCAAGGCTGTACATTTTGCATTCTTTGCACCATTAATGTTAAAAACAGTAAATAAGGAATGTACGATTGTAATTGCAGCACCTACACAGAATCAGGCAACAATCATGTTCGACAGAATCAGGTCACTTGTGATTAACAATGACTTTCTAAAAGGATATGTAATCAGAAATACACAATCAGAACTTTGGGTAAACTTTTTGGACAATACAGGAATATCAAAAATAATCACAAGGGCAACAGGTGAAACTGGTGTCGGACTTAGAGGTTATTCACCACACTGTATAATTGCTGACGAATGTTCTTTCATTAAAACAGATATTCTTAGAGCATTCTTGCCTTCTGGTATGGCAACTCAGGCTAGGGTATGGCTAACATCAACACCATTCTCAAAGTCTGGTTATTTCTATGAAGCCTGTATGAACAGCAAACCCAAGAATCCAGAAGGTATGTGGACAGAATTTCATGTAAAATCAATGGATAACCCGTTAATTCAGGAAGATCCTACATTCATTGAAGAAATTAAGAGACTTACAAAGGAAGAGTACACACAGGAGGTAGAAGGTGAGTTCCTAGACATAGGTGATGCGTTGATACCAAATTCACTGATTATGGAAGCATTAACGGATAAAACACCTAAAGGCAGAGTAAATTACTACATGGGTGTAGATGTGGCAAGAACTGGTAAAGACGAGACAGTGTTTACAATCATTGGAGTTGATGAAGAGGATGTCGTATTTGTAGAGGATGTCCATGCAGAATCACAGTCAAACGTAGTAGATGTGGCAGGTAGAATAGGAGACTTTGTTGCTCAATACCAATTACAGACAGTATTCATAGACGAGACTGGTTTAGGTGGTGGTCTCATAGACTTGGTTAGAGAAAGGGGATTACCAGCAAGAGGAGTGATGTTCTCACTACAGGAAAAAGCAGATATGTACAAGAATCTCAGATTACTTTTTGAAAATCACAAGATCAAATTGAAGAAAATAGACAAGATGATATATCAGTTATCCTATCTCAGAAGGGAATATACAGAAAGTGGAATTATGAAGATTAAATCATTCGAACATGACGACTATCCTGATTCTCTAGTATTAGCTTGTAGAGCAGTAAATACAGGTGAAGGCTGGTATGTTTTGAACATGGGAAAGGCTCTAAAAGAGTCTCTATTCGGTTAAATTTATATAATAATAAGTATTGGTTTATATATGGATTGGGAATCATGGTTAGAAAAGAACAATGCCATAGAAACATCTCACAAAGAGGGTGAAAAGAAGGAAGAATGGAATGGTAAATTTAGCAGTTCTAATACTAAAGATTATGTAAAAGACGAAAAAGCACAAGATGAGGAAGAACCATTAGAGGAACTAACTGACGGTAAACTGGAAGAAGTAGAAAAATTAAAGGCATGGGAATCATGGTTAGAAGTTAAAAAAAGAAAAGATCAGGGAGATGTTACAGTTCCAGCAGGAACATTTCCTAAAAAAGAAACATATACAAATATACATGGTGAGGAATATCAAAATCCAGTTCATGTTCAAGGTAAAGGATTTAAAGGAAGATCTATGAGAAGAAGAGATTCAGAAACAGGTAAAGTTGTGAAAGTTCCTAAAGAAACAACAACTCCAACCATTGGTAATGTTCCAACATCAAGAAAAGGAACATATCAAGAGACAAAAGGAACTAAACATATGAGTCATGGTGATCATATTGCAGCAGCAAAAAGAGTTGCTCAAGCAAATCCAAATCTTAGGTACATGATTCCTGAATCTAAGGAAGAAGGACTTGGATCTGGTACTGATAAAGACGTTAAAACTAAAGAAGAATATGAAGAAATATGGAATAGAAAACAAGCAGAAGCACATAAAAAACAACAAGAAGGGAAAAAACAAACTAAAATGAGTCAAGCACAAATAGATGCTCGTAGAAAAAGACTTTTAGGCAAAGCATTATGGGAAAAATGGCTAGAAAAGGATGCCCTTACAGGAAAACAAAGCAGAGTAGGAGCACCAAAAGCAACTGAAAATATTATGAGTGAAGCACAAGAAGTAATAGATCGTGATGAAAGAGGTAAACGTAACCCAATGTATAAATCATGGTTAGAAAAAATGCAGGGAGCAGGAGATGCTAGATATGGTAATCAACACCTTACAGGACTTGATCAAAAACCAGTAAATGATGAAGATGATGCTAATATTAAAGCCGAAAAGGATAAAAAGGATAATAAACCTTATAAAGTATTAGGTAAGGAGTAATACTATGGAAGATCTTAACAAAATCTCATCTACACGAATCGGGGATAACATTCATTTCTTCTTAAACGGTGAGGAAGGTAGCGGAACAGTAGTCAAAATGGACACTGGTTATGTAACTGTACTCAAAGATGATGGTAATTTTCAATCTATTCATATAAATGATACATTTTTCATTAAAGATATTCTAGTTAATAAGAGTTGGAATGATATGAACATGGAAGAGAGAACCTTAGAATTACACAAAATCCACGCTTACAGTCCTAGATTCCTAGGAAAATCATGGGAAAGTCTTCCAAAAGAACTCAGAGATGCATTAAAATCAAACGTAGAGGAATCAACACTTGGAAATGTTGGTGGTAATCCATCTGCTGGTGTAGATACCAATCAAAAAGAAGATGCAGAGGATGATTATGAAGGTGAAACTGACAGTAATAAAAAAGAAGAATTTAAACATGAAAGTCAAAAACCAGTAACAAAAACCATGCAAGAACAATTATGGGAAGAATGGTTAAGCAAAGACGGTGGTATGGGTTCTGGAAGTGCTCCAGCAGTAACATCAAGTAACAATTCTGCTCAAACAAATGATTCAGGTATGTATAATCCAGTCTATGGTGAAAAAGGAAGACACGGTGGACAGGGTAGAGACAAGGAAGAAGAAGATAAGGATAAAAAAGAATGACCGTAGGAAATCCTGACTTTGATATTAACAGTTATGGTATTAGATATATTGATAAACGTGCAGGAATGAATACAAAATTACAAACTGATATTGATCAAGAAAGTGAAAAAAATGTTTGGGCTAGAAGAAAACAACCTGCAAGAACAGAAGCAGGTTCAGCACCAAGTGATGTACCACAACCAAAAGCACCTACAAAACAACGATATATTCGTAATAGAAGAGTTGAACCTGAACAACCACGATTAGGAACTAGTACATCTCCAATTAAACCAAAAGAGGAAGGAGTGTTTGAAAATGTTCCACAAACAAAAGAAGACATGGTTACACAAGAGGGTGGAAGTTCTCATTATGGAATGAAACCAAAAATTCCAAAAGGTAGAAGATTAGGTGGTAGACAAGAAATGGAACGTGCAAGTAGATCAAGAGAAGCAGTTCTTGAACAAACAGGTGAAAAAGGAACACGACCAGCAAAACAATCAACATCTGGTAGTAAACAACCTATTGGAAAATCTGCTGATGAAATAATCTTCAAAGCAATATCATTAAAATTAGACTTAATTAAAAACCCTTAAATAATACCTATATTAATTTTTCTTATGGTTAGACGAGATGGAGATCATTACTGTATAGAGTGTAATGCCATACTTCCTTGGAGATACAAGGGAAGACAACGTATTTATTGTAGTAATTCATGTAGAAATGAATATACAAAGAGGAAAAAAGATGAAGTATAACTGTAGATATTGTGAATGGTCTTTTGAAGGCAATAATTCATCTGCAAAGGATATTCTAGCCCACGATAGAACCCATTCAGAAAACAAGATAAATGACTGCGTATATAAAGGAACAGAAGTAGTGGAAAAACCTAAATGCAGTTGGTGTGGTTGTAATGTTGACCACGAATGAATTTCATCTATGTTGATGGTGGAACACATAAGAACAGAATATGTATGGTTGATCCACAGAAAGGCAGGATTATAGTCAAAAACAGGGGGGTAAATCCAACAAATAATGAGTTGGAATACTTGGCATTATTATACGGTCTAGAATATATTAACAATGAATATTCAAAAAAACCTATAACAGTATATACAGATTCAATGTTGATTGCCAATCAAATGAACGGTAAATGGAGAATAACCACTGAAAAACTCATACCACTTTACGAAAAATGTATGAAAAAGATGAGAGATGACATAAAAATAAAATGGGTCAGCAGGGAATTTAATCGTGCTGGTTGGAAGCTTGACTCTTTGTTGGGTAAGTAGAATTTGCAACATCTCCCATTTTGTGATTATCTTTGAAAAATTCTAACATTCTTCCAAACAATACTGCATCACTTTCATAAAGATTGCCTGTTCTTGTTTTTTTGACAAACTGTGCAAATTTTCTAAATGCTTCTTTATCTTCCCAAGTCACACATATTGTAGTGTGTGAGTTGCCTATCTTTCTTCTTGCCAATAAACAATCATTTATACAATATTATATAAACCTTTAGATAGGATAATCGATTTTTGCCTGTTTGATAGGAATAAATGGTATCGTTATAGGTAGCCAAATTACCCCATATCTTACCCAAAACTTGGTAGTTTCTTTACTTCCATACCAATTATCATGAACAATTACGGTAGCAGCACTTCCTCTTGTTCCTGCTCTACCTTCAGGTGCATCATATTTCCTAGTTACATGGAAAGTACCTACTTTATCCTGATAGATTGCATGAAGTAACTCATGTGCTATTGGCATTACGTTACTTCTAAGAACAAATGGATTTTTAATATCATTAATGAATACATAAATTACACCTTTGCCAGTGACACCCCATGCTATTCCGTCACTTGTTTCGACAGTTAGATGATCATAAAATTTTGAATAACTGCTTTGTTCAGTAACAGGAATAATGTTAAGTTCCCAATTATCCTGAAAATCATTCCATGCTCTCCAACCGCTTGAAGATGAACCGTCATCTGCATTGAACATGATTATGTTTCTGATTATCTTGGTGTATGATGTTTTATTGATATTCTTGGTATAGAAGTTAATTGGCATATTTTTATAATTGCTGTTCGGTATTTATTTTTTACTTCACAACATATAAATAATGAATTACACACTATCATTGCATGGGTACTAAGATAAAAGGAAAGTATTCGGGTATTTGTAAAATTTGTGGAAGTGATTGGAAGGTAGGAGATGAAATATTCTACCAGAAAGAACCAAAAGCAATATGTGCTGATAAAGAATGTTTTGAAGAACAAGGCGGTAAGTTCACACCTTATAAAAATCAAACAACATTAGCACCTTCCACAGGATACGGTAAAACACCTATCATTACAAAATTACCAGAATGTGAAATCAGTGATGCAATAAAGCAAACCAGTGATATTTGGGATCAATTCTTTGTTGTTGCCCATCATAGAACAAAAGACCTATACCCACAGGAAGATGTGACCAGTGACAGATTCGGTCAGATAAGGTCAAAGATGATGGATCAATTTATGAAGATAGCAGAACTCAACAAGTAAGATAGCTTTATATTATGCTACCTCTTTTATATTTTTATGAACGTTAGTGAAGTTCTAGATATTGACGGTTCTGTTGAACATTCTAGAAAACTTGCAGTTGGTGAGAAAATTACCATTCAAGGTTTCAAGATCAAGAACGTTGATGAAGTAGGTGCTGAAGTTGTAGAAATTCAAACTACAGAAGGATTACGACATTCATTCGGTAAAACAATCATTGGTCAAGCCAAGAGTGATTACTGGAAAGATGTTGTAGCTAAATGTGTTGAAAAAGATGCAGCAGACGGTTTGGATGCCTATGTAGTTGAGAGAGAAGCAGAAAAAACAGGCAGAATGATGCTTTGTTTAAGTATGTTCCCACCAAAAAACTAATAAATTAATCCATTCTTTTTCTTTATTATGAATCCTGACGAACAACATAAAATTGATTGGGAAAAGACAAAATCAGAAAGTGAAGAAATGCTAAAGTCTACAAATAACAAGATATACGAACAACGAATAAAGGCTTGTGACAGATTATTGGCAACAATTAAATAATCAAACTGATATTACCATAACGTGTCTTACCTTAACAAAAACGTATCCAATGGAATAAAGCCCTCCACGATACAAAAAGAAAATGAAAGTAAAATCATTGATAGTATTCAACCCAAAGGTAAGGCACAATACATATCTTGTCAACTTGTGAAATGTTGGTCATGTCCTGAAGTTCCTAATGAATGGGGAAGTTGCTGTGGATATATTCTGTATAAGAGTTCACAGATGGTTCAAATTTGTAGAGATAATAGGCATAAAATATACCCAATATCATTCCATGATAGGGTCAAGTGTATGCTATGTAACAAGGATAACCTAGATCCTAATGACTTGGGTTTGCATTATCATCACCCATTGACAGGTCAAACAGATTGGGAGAGAGATTATAATTGGTAAAAAAATGTAACAGGTGTGGCAAAGGTGGACTTGAATGGAATAAGCCATATTTTGAAAAATCAGGTAAATGGAGACTACAAGACCATAAAAATGTCAAAGGTGAGTGGTGTGTAAGAAACAATGGTAGTTTTGAAAAAACAAAAATCAGAACCAAGAAGGAAGTGATACTTTGTGAACTTTGTAGTGAGAGTAACTTTGGACTTTGCAGGAATGAGGAAGATTTCAGAATACATATGGAAAAGTTTCATCCTAACGGTGAAATAATGACAGACTTGGATTACATTGCAAAATTTATGACAAAACACTCTATAAAAACTGGTTTTTGGCAAAATGACAAGCATTATTCAAAATATGTATAAATTTATATTGAGCTAATTATTTTATAAAATAATAGATGTTCTCCAAAAAAATAGAAATTAATCTAGAAAAGAAGGATGATATTATTCATTTAGAACCAATAAGTGATATTCATATAGGACACGCAGGTTTTGATGAAGGACTTTACAAAAAAAGAATAAGTGCAATTTGCAGGGATAAAAACAGATACACATTCTTTGGCGGTGATGCACTTGATGCAATTACAACATACGATAAAAGATTCAATCCAGATATGTCTCTTGAACACGACATAGATAACCAGAGACAGAAATGGCAAGACATGACACAGAAACTGATAGACATTCATAAGAAACAAAAGAACGAAAAGATATGGGGTTTCTTTCACGGTAATCACGATTATAAGATTCCACAAATAAGCAGGGCTTATCTTGAAAATACAATGTGTACTCCAAACAACTTAACATTCATGGGAAGCAGAGGAGTTCTAGGACTTGAGATAAAATACAATAAAAAAATTCTAGCACAGTGGGCTATATTATTCATACACGGAAGTGGTGGTGGCAAACCTGAAAGAATGATGGAGCAGATGAAACACAATGCATACTATGACGTATTTTTATGTGGTCACTTGCATCAGAAAAGATACCAACCAGAGTTGGTTTATGACTTTGATTGGGAAACTGGTAAGACTTGGGAACGTGACATACACCTAGGTAATACAGGTACATTTTGTAAGACTTTGGTAGATAACGCTGACGGTTACATGGATAGAAAGAATGAAATTATAGGTTCACAACTTGGTACTTTGACTTTATCATTCAATGCAGAGAGAGGTATAATACATGGTCATATCTAGGGCAGTTAGAAGAAACAAGTCAATCACTGACAATGTGATAGTTGAGACTAAAAGTCGTAAAAGTACTTCAACTGACAGGATTATACATTTCTTCATGAATAATAAGGGAAAATATGTACGACTTGATGAGTTACTCATCGGTGCAGGTGTAACCAGTGGGGGTCACAGTTCTCAGATTTTAAAGTCATTAATAGCTTCTAAAAGAATAATCACAACTGACTGTAATTGTCACAAGTCCAAGTTATATATGATGCCATTATAATTCTTGTATAATCAGATAAATTTATATTTAGACAAACCGTACAAGTCCTATGTTTATCAATATTTGCTGGAAAAAAGATGGTGAAACTAAAAAATCTTTAATGGCTATAGATAAAGCAACACACATGGTTCAAAAATTAGAACGTGAAGGCATCAAGACTTGGTTTGAATCAGAACAAATGACTGTTTAAACAGTTCTCATTTTATTTTTTTTATTTCTACCTCTATCCATTTTTTGATAGTTAATTTGTTAATTAACTTTTCCGTGCCTAATTTTTTCTATAACACTGTTATATTTACGCCTAAAAAGTTAATTAATTAATTAACTTTATTTTTCCTGTACTATCCTTTCTAGCTTTACTGTTAGCTAACAATTATTCAATACACATTTATAACCCAAAGACAATGTACTAACATGAAATTCAATAAAACAACAACAATATCTATTGGTTCACAAACCAGACCTATCTTCGAATCATTTGAACAGATAAGACCAAAACATATTTCGTTTAGTTTGTTTCTAGCAATGGCTGTTGAAGATTATGTTAGAGGTTCATCAAAGGTTACAAATTCCAAGTATCCTAGATTGATGGACAGAATGGATATGTGGAATGATTGTATTGAGGATATGAAAAATGATGACTTGATAAGAATCAATGAACGTGTATCCCAACTGGCAAACAAGATTAGAAAGGAGATTAATACAAGATTATGAACGCTACAGAATCAGGAAAGATAGACATTCTTGCAAGAGCATTAATTGATAACAGATACACAGATGTTATCGATTCACTCAGACCAGACTCTACAATTTCTATTAATCCTTCTGAGGATGGATTCATAGACATTTTCCTTGAAGACAGTGCATCTTTTATGGACTTGTTACGTGAGGCAATCTATCAAGTAAAATCACAAAAGGATGGAAACTTACCATTAATTCGTGCTAGTTTTGAGGATATTAAAATCAAATTGGTAGGCGAATTGCTTATGAATATGCATGATATTACGACAAAAGATGAGAACTCAACAGTAACATTTGAGTGTCAGGTACTAGCAACAGATGCACCAAAATCATACATAAAGGAAGCAGTATTTGAGTGTCCTTTATGTTCAAAAGAATACCAAGCCAAATGCAATATAGATAGGAGAATTGTATCACCTATATGTACCACAGCATCATGTAAGAGGGCTAAAACCACAATCAGAACAGACAAAATGAAAACTGATGATGTTCAAACAATCCTCATGCAAGAACCAATGGACAAGGCAAAGAACAGTTCTCCTGTGATATTTGTAGGAAAACTGGTAGGTAATTTGGTACGAACCTCATATGTAGGACAGAAAAAACTCATTACAGGGCTATTTAGAAGCGATATTGACATCAAAAAGAACGAGCATGACGTATTTATTGATATAATGTCAGTTGACGACTTGGATGATACCAAGCCTATAATGCCTGATACTGACGAAATGAGAAAATTACAAAATGATTCAAAACATGACGACTTTATTAAAAAAGTAATAGGTTCATTTGCACCCTCAATATTCGGATATGACGATATTAAATTGTCAATACTTTTACAGTTGGTAGGTGGGGTCAAGACAAAGAAACGTGGTGACATTAACATATTTTTGATAGGAGACCCAAGTATGGCAAAAAGTGAGTTGCTAAAGTTTGCAAGTAATATTACACACAAGTCAATATACACAAGCGGTAGAGGTTCTTCAGCAGCAGGACTTACAATAGGAATTGTGAAAATGAGTGACAACGGTAGAAGTATTGCACAGGCAGGTGTATTACCAATGTGTGATGGTGGACTTGCTTGTATTGACGAGTTTGATAAAATGAATGAGAATGACAGAAGTGCAATGCATGAAGCAATGGAACAGCAGACAGTATCAATAGCCAAAGCAGGTATCTCAATGACTTTACCAAGTCGTACAAGTGTACTTGCAGCAGCAAATCCAAAGTGGGGAATGTATGATGTCGATAATTCCTTGAGAGATAATATCAACATACCAGCACCATTACTCAGCAGGTTTGATTTGATTTGGCTAATTAAGGATAAGATTTCAATGACAAGTGACAGAATGAAGGCAAACCATATACTTGATTCATTTGACCGAGATATGGGTAACGGTATTTACCTTGAAGACGATTTATTTGCAAAATACATCAATTATGCAAAAACATTTTCACCAAAACTTACTGAAGATGCAAAGAAGGTACTGTTGGATATTTATGAACAGATGAGAACAGCAAGTGCAAAAAGTGAGATTCCTGTCGGAACAAGACAGTTGGAAGCAATAGTAAGACTTGGTATGGCATATGCAAAACTTAATTTTAGAAACGAAGTTCTTGTTTCAGATATTGAGAAAGTTAAGAGCATAATAGAAAAAATGTACGAATCGTTTGGAAGCAGTATCAGTAACGGTGGTGTACAGTCAAAAATATATCAGGATAACAAAAGTGCAAAAGACCATGACCTTATCAATACATGGAATACCTGTAAAGACATAGAAGGAAAGGTCAAACCAAAGCAGTTCATACAAGCCCTAATCAATCAGGGAATGAGTAAGGAAAAAGCTGAAGGTATATTCGAAAAATGGGAAAACAACAATGCTGTAAAACTTAACAGTGATGGCTCATATACAAGAATTTAGTAACACTAATATATTGTATCATTATTTAATATGGTGATTATGTTGGTAGTTGAAGAAGATCCAGTTGATAAAATTTTAGACGAGGAAGAACTTGACTTGGAAAGACAGGAAGAGGAATCAGAAGAAGAACCTGCTTTACCAAACGACAGTGATGTCGAATGTGAATTAGGTGTTGACCAGTTGAAAGGAATTGGTGCAGTTACAAAGAAGAAACTAGAGACATTTGGTGTAACATCTCTTGTTGACTTGTGTGTAAGAGGTTCACAGGAGATTAAAGAAATAACAGGTGTTGCAAAACCAACCTGTGACAGTTGGGTATTCCAATCACAAAAGTTACTTGAGGAACACGGATTTATCAGAAAAAGTGACATGAATACTACAGAATTATGGGAGTATCAAAAAGCATATCCTGTAATCAAGACAAAATGTGACGAGATTGATAACTTAATCAGTGGTGGTGTAAGACCTGAAGCCACGTATGAAGTTTATGGAGAGTTCGGTGCAGGTAAGACACAGTTTTGTAACTCACTTACTGTTGAGACAATCAATGAAGGCGGTAATGTTATTTGGATAGATTGTGAAGATACGTTCAAACCAAACAGGATAGTCGAAATATTAAAGGCTAGGGAATACGCAGAGGATGACGAGGAAGCCTCATCATATCTTAACAATATTACATACCTATACTGTCCAAACACAGAACAGTTAATGGGAACAATTAACGGATTGTCAAAAATCCTATCAGAGAAGAAACCCAAACTGGTTATCATAGATGGTGCAATAGGTCAGTTCCGTGAAGAATATCTTGGAAGAGGAACACTTGCAGAAAGACAGATGCAGATTGCTAGACTCATGAGTCATATCAAAAATATATCATTCTATTTCAGATGTGCAGTTGTATTTACCAATCAGGTTCAAAGCGACCCAAGCATGATGTTTGGTGACCCAATCAAACCAATCGGTGGTAATGTAGTTGCACACGCAAGTACCTACAGGCTATACTTTAAGAAATCTGGAAAGAAAAGACTTGCAAGAATGATTGACAGCCCTGAACACGCAATGGCTGATGCCGAATACATACTTAATGAAAAAGGTATGGACAATGCCGAGTAAGGTAGAAGAAGCATATAAGTTAAAAAGAAAAGTTGCAGGAATGAAACAATTCGACCTAAAGTGCAGGGTATGTCACAAGAAATACGGTAAGAACTTTACATTTCATCACAAGAAATACGTTACAGGTGAGCAGATATACAAGGACTTTAGATCAACACATGATTACAATCTCTATATCCTACCAAGAATAGAGCAAGATCCCAATAGGTTTGTACTGCTTTGTGGTGCTCATCATACATTGGTGGAGAAACTAAAGAGGTTCAAAAAAGATAAACTTAAAAGATTATTTGATGTAGTCAACGAGAGTGAATGATGAAATTTTGTGAAAAATGCAGAAAAATGATGAAGGACTGGTATCATATTAACTGCGGTAAGGATGGTGAATGTGAGTGCCACAAGAACTGATAGGTCAGGGAGAAGTTGCAGCACTTCAGATACTAAAGGATATGTTCGGTAACGGGTGTGAGTATGACACACAGTACCCACTTACAAAAATGGTCAGTAATGAATATCTTGAAACCTTTAGCGAAAGACAGAAGAAAGAAACCATAGACATTGTAGTATTTACAGGAATCACAAAACCAATAGCTGTAAGAATACAGGACAAACACCATACTTCATCAAGAATGCATCAGATAGATACCATTCAAAAACATATCTTGGAGGAAAATGGGTGGTTGGTTGCAGATATTTGGCATTATGAATGTAAGGAACTGTGGAAGGATTTGGTAAATAATAAGTCAAAAAATGAGTTGAAAAAAGGACTTGAGGTTTCAGGAATAGAATAATTTATATATGATTGTTGAACACGCTAGTCGTGTACAGAAATTCTTATCAAATAATGGAAGATATTCTCGACAGTGTTGCTCATAATGGCAACGAGGGAGTTTATGTCACAAAACTGGTTAGGGAATCAAACTTATCTTACAAACGGTTGTTGGGATTTATTAACAAACTTACACAATCAAACTTAATTAATAAAGTGGAAGTTCATGGAAGATCTGTTTTTATAATAACCGAGAAAGGCAAAGTGTATTTGAACGAATACAAAAAGTTCTCAAACATAGCTGAATCATTCGGTCTAGAATTGTAAACACATATATATCCTGTCAACCATTGACTTGCAATGAGTTCACAAAACTTACTTGCAATAACAATGGTACTTAGTGTAGTCCTAGGTATTTCATATAGTTATGCAGAAATTGCAACAGTAGAAGTTCCATTTGAGTCAAATGGTTTGACTTGCTCATATAATGATGACTTGATAGAATATCATTGTATTTGGCAAGGTAGTAAACAAAAACCTATAACTCTAGAGGAACTTGAAACGTTTGAAGATGTTCTTACTGAAGAACAGTATGAAGAGGCAGTAGAAGATATTACTGAAGAATTAGTAGTAGTGAAAGATGATCCTCCAACCTATGAGGAAAGAGTAATTGAGAGAATAGAAAGACAGATTGAAAGAGGAAAAGCATCCAGTGCTGATTTAGATTTGTTAGAGTCTCTTAAGAAAGTCAATGAATGTAGAAGAGGATTAGGTAATTCTGCTCCTGTTCAAACTGAAGGTGCTTGGGCAAGTCCTTTATTAAAACCTGATACATATGGTGATGCATATGACTATAAAACAAATTACCTATTGGGTAAAATAGTTAAAGCATATGAGGAATGTCAAGCACAATATATTCTAGAACAAAAAACACTAGGGTCTCAGTATGGAAACATGATAATTGATGATTCTACATCACAAGCCTATCATGCAACTATGCATAAAATTGGTGATCCTTGGTATGACACATTCATCGCAACACCTGAAGAATTAAATGCACATGATTTCCATAAAGCAGAAGAAAATGCTTTTGAAACATTATGTGAAGCATTACATACTAAAGCTGAGAGATATGACTATGGTTGTTTGAAAAAACCAGAACTACCACAGTCATTCATTATCTACAAGAATCCAATCTATGAATCATATGCAAAATTCATAAATGGTGATGAATCAGAACAACTTCAAAAGAACATTTACGAGTCTTTATCTGACAAAGTTAGAGTCTCAAATAATTACGGAGGTCAGCAATGACCAATTTTTTTTCAACTAATCTAATTTTACAGTTAATTATAATATCTTTATTTGCTGTTAGTTTTGACTTGGTGTTTGCGGAGCTACCAGATTTCATATGGTCTCCACATTCTTATTATGACTTTGAAACTATGGAGATAATTTATGATCATAGAAAAATACCAATTACATATGGTGTTGAAAATCCATGTAATACACCTCAAATGCTTGGATGTTATATGAGTAGTGAAAATCCTCAGATTGAATTTAGTTATATAGATATATTTGCAGTTCCTGAATGTTCATTATCTATTTGGGATCATGAAGTATTACACGCTTGGGGAGTTACTCATGCTGAGATGCAGTTATGGTTTAATCCATGTATTCAATTTCATGAGACACAAAAGTTTCCAAAGTTTCCTAACATGAGGGAGGGATTTTATATTCAATGATTCACTCACAAAATAACAAGACTAATATAATCCACTATATGTATGACAATGAACTGAGGTTGTTGAGATGAAATTATTCGTTTATGGAACTTTATTAGATCCAAGATTTAGAAACACATTACTGGAACGTTCAGTAAGAACAAATGTTGATGTTTTGAAAGACTATGCATTAATTTCTCACCCTGTTCTTCATCTATATCCTGTAGTAGTACCATCAGAAGGAGATATTGTAAAAGGTGTAGTGTTTGAAGTCAGTGAAATGGAATTGGAACGACTTGACAGATACGAAACAGAGTATTACAGAAGAGAAAATGTTACACTTGATAGCGGTGTAGAATGTATGGTATATGTTCAAAACAAGGATGTAGATAAGGAATGAATAGAAGAGATATATTGCCTATTATTATAATAATATCAGGTGGATTCTTGGGTTATTTATTAGGGGTGTTAGTAAAATCATGAAATTCTTTGACCTGTTTGCTGGAGTAGGTGGTTTCAGATTAGGAATGGAACGTGCAGGACATGAATGTGTAGGTGCTTGTGAATGGGATTCATATGCAAGGCAAACATATAATAAGAACTTTGGACATTATCCAGAATACAATGATGCCAAAGATTTGCACCCACAATCACTCCCACAATTTGATGTGCTTTGTGCAGGATTCCCTTGCCAAGCTTTCAGTATTGCAGGGAAACGAATGGGATTTGAAGATACCAGAGGTACTATCTTTTTTGAAATTGCTAGGATTGCAAGGGAAAAAAGACCACGCTATCTGTTCCTTGAAAACGTCAAAGGCTTACTCAATCACGACAAAGGAAGAACTTTCAGAACAATCCTCACCACGCTTGATGAGTTGGGGTATGATGCGGAATGGCAAGTGCTTAACAGCAAATATTTCATTCCACAAAACAGGGAACGAATTTTCATTATTGGACATCTTAGAGGAAAGAGTACCAGACAAGTATTTCCTATCGGAGACTTCAATGAAGAAACTGACTCAAAGAAACTCATCCAAGTCGGTAACATAGACCAAAAAGGTCATAATTCTTTATGGGGAAGAGTCTATGACCCAAAGGGAATAGCATCAACATTCAATGCTCATGGTGGTGGATTGGGTGCAAAGACAGGTCTTTACAAGACATCTGATAAAGTAAGAAAACTGACTCCAACCGAATGTGAAGTATTACAGGGATTTCCTAAAGGATGGACTGATGGAATATCAGATACTCAAAGATATATGCAGATGGGTAATGCAGTTACAGTCCATGTAGTAGAATATATAGCAAAAAAATTGGAGGATTTGATTTGACCAGTCTTGACAAAGTGTTAAGTGAACACAAAAAAATTTGTGAAAATGCTCACAATATAATTGAGAAAAAGGGAATGGATTATGCAAGATTCTCTCACTTGAACGGTGACACACTTGCAAACATATCAAACTCTAAAAATTGGGGTATATGTGATAGTGTTTGCCAAGGTATATTAGTTAGACTTGGAGATAAATTCAGTAGATTGATAAGTCTCACAAAAGATCCAACACAGAATCCAAGTGTAACCAATGAGAAAGTAAGCGATACTATTGAAGATATGATTAATTATTTGGTGTATCTTAAGATAAAATATGAGGAAGAACGTGGATGATTTTTGTTGATCCTGATAGAATATTAGGTCATCTTTATGATATTAATGACCTATTACCTGATAATATTGATGATGAAATACGTCATAACTTGGATAATATTATACATTATATAGAAACAAAATCAGAAGCATTTAAAGAGTACAAAAAAGTAATGGAAAATATATAATGGATTTTAACGAGTATCAAGAACAAGCAAGTGAGACTGACTTAAACAACCCATTAAATTATTATTATCTAGGACTTGCTGAAGAAGCTGGTGAGGTTGCAGGACTGAGGAAAAGATTCCTTAGAGATGAGGGTAATATAGATTACATGAAGATAACAAAGGAACTTGGTGATGTATTATGGTATTTGGCAATGATTGCAAGAAAATATAACATTGACTTGAATGATATTGCGTTAACAAATATAGAAAAACTACGTGATAGAAAAGAACGTG